TGTGCGTCTGAAGTACAAGACAGGCCCAGCACACCCAGTACACGGTACTCCGGTGTATCTGGAAGCTGTCAAGGTACTGGAGTTAGCAGAGGTGTCAGAAGAAGCTGTTGATTTCTGATGGAGTCTAAATTCCTACACCACGAGGAATGTCCCAAGTGCGGCAGTAGGAACAATGTGGCGGTCTACTCTAACGGTGGTCGCCACTGTTTTTCTACCGGCTGTGACTATCACGTAAACGGTGAAACAGGAGATGAAACGGAAGTGTCAACACCTAGTAACCTACATATGGGCGGTGTGGTGGCTGAGATTACCGACAGGCGTTTGTCTGCCAAGACCACTAGGCACTATCAGGTCACGGTGGAGTACGACGCTAACGGTAAGATAGCTAGGCACTACTACCCGTACTACGACGTAGACACTGGTGAGCTAATTGCTGCCAAGTCTCGCGTAGTCAAGACCAAAGACTTCCTGTCGTCAGGTACGATGACTAACGCAGGTCTATTTGGTCAGAAGCAGTGCCGTGGCAGAGGTAAGTACGTCACGATCACTGAAGGTGAACTGGACGCTATGGCTGTCTACGAGATGTTCGGACAGAAGTACGACGTAGTGTCCCTCAGGTCTGGTGCGTCTAGCGCATCAAAGGAGATCAAGTCACAGCTAGAGTGGCTTGAAGGGTACGACAACGTGGTCATCTGCTTTGACCAAGACAAGGCAGGAGAGTTAGCAGTAGAACAGATTAAGGATCTGTTTAGCCCTAACAAGCTGAAGATATGCAACCTACCTCTGAAGGACGCCAGTGAAATGCTCATGGCTAACAGAGTGCAGGAGTTTACACAGTCTTGGTGGGACGCAAAGGTGTACAGGCCAGACGGTATTATCGCTGGTGCTGACACATGGGAAGCGTTAGTAAATAAGCGACAGGTACAGAGTATACCGTACCCGTGGGATGGACTAAATGAAATCACGAGAGGCCACAGACCATACGAACTGGTCACTATCACCAGCGGTAGTGGTATGGGAAAGTCCCAGTTTATCAGAGAACTTGAGTACGATCTGCTCCAGAGAACAGACGCCAACATCGGTGTACTTGCACTGGAGGAGGATGTCGCAACAACATCTCTGGGAATTATGTCGGTGGCAGCATCTAGGCGATTGCACTTGGAGGAAGACACGCCTGTTGATGACCTTAGACCTCACTGGGAAGCAACGATGGGCTCTGGACGTTACTACCTGTTTGACCACTGGGGATCAACGTCTGCCGACGAGCTTCTTTCAAGAGTACGGCACATGGCAAAGGCCTGTGACTGCCGCTATATCATCCTTGACCACTTGTCCATCGTGGTTTCTTCTCAAGAGAACGGGGACGAACGGAAAGCTATAGATGAGATCATGACAAAGCTACGCACACTGGTGGCAGAGACAGGAATCACTTTGTTCCTAGTGTCGCACCTACGTCGTAGCTCTGGTACAGCACACGAGGACGGTGGACGCATCAGTCTACAGGATCTCAGGGGATCTCAGTCTATCGCACAGCTATCCGATATTGTCATAGGCATGGAACGTAACCAGCAACACGAAGACGAAGACACACGTAATACAACCACTGTGCGTATACTGAAGAACCGGTACTCTGGTGAAACTGGACCCGCATGTTGGCTACGGTACGACAAGTTTACCGGACGTATACACGAGTGTGCTAACCCTACGCCACCGGAGACTGAGTTTTGAACATCGTCTACTGTGACATAGAAACTGACGGACTAGACCCTAGTGTAATCTGGTGTGCTGTCTGTCTACACAACGGAGAAAGCGAGGTAATATGCAATGAGCAAGATTTCAAGGATTACGTGGCTCGCAAAGCGCCGGTTAACTTTATATTCCACAACGGAATTGGCTTTGATGTTCCTGTGGTTGAGCGTCTTTGGAACTTTACTTTTGATAGGAGCATGGTCACTGACACTCTAGTCCTCTCTAGGCTTGCTGACCCTAGCAGGTCTGGTGGACACTCTCTACGTAACTGGGGAAACATCTTAGGCTACGCCAAGGGAGACTACGAGGACTGGACTAGGTTGACGCCTGCCATGATCGACTACTGCATACGTGACGTAGAGTTGACTGAGGCGGTGTACAAGAGACTACGTGTGGAACTCGACGGTTTCTCAAGGGCTTCACAAGACCTAGAGCACGAGGTGCAGTGGATCATACAGGGACAGGTGAACAACGGGTGGCTGCTGGATCAGCGACTGTGCCACACGCTGTGCGCTAGGTTCAAGGAGAGTATGTATGCTATTGAGGAAGAACTCCAGAGGGTGTTCCCACCTATTGTTGAGGAAAGGTGGTCTGAGAAGACAGGCAAGCGCCTTAAGGATAAGGTTACGGTCTTCAATCCCGGTTCGCGTCAACAAGTGGCTGAACGACTTGAAGCTAAGGGTGCTGTATGGTCGGAACTCACGCCGTCCGGTAGGCCGCAGGTGGACGAGAAGACCCTTGAGGAGAACAAACATATACCGGAGGCTGTGCAGGTCTTAGAGTACCTGTTGTTACAGAAGCGCTACGCTCAAGTCTCCTCTTGGATAGAACACGTTAAGGACGACGGCAGGGTACACGGCAGGGTTACAACAAACGGTGCAGTTACCGGACGAATGACGCACCAGACCCCAAACATGGCACAGGTTCCTTCAGTTAACTCACAGTTTGGCAAGGAGTGCCGTGACTGCTGGATTGTACCAGAGGGACGCAGGCTAGTGGGTGTTGACGCTAGTGGACTAGAGCTACGTATGCTGGCTCACTACATGGGAGACGAGGAGTTTACTAATGTCCTACTTAGAGAAGACATTCACACCAGAAATCAAGTTGCTGCAGGACTTGCAACTAGACCTCAGGCAAAGACTTTCATCTATGCTTTCCTCTACGGAGCGGGAGACGCAAAGATTGGAAGCATCGTCGGAGGAACTGCAGGAGATGGCAGTAAACTTAGGAGGCGCTTTCTACGAAACACACCTTCTCTTGAAGCTCTACGAGAACGAGTTGGAGAAGCGTCTAGGAAAGGTCACCTCGTTGGGCTCGACGGACGAAAACTCTGGGTCAGGTCAGAACATAGTGCACTGAATACCTTACTACAGGCAGCAGGTGCTATCGTTATGAAGAAGGCTCTCGTACACTTAGATCACTACGCAACGCAACACAAGATTGACTACAAATTCATAGGGAACGTGCATGACGAGATACAATCGGAGGTGGTTACAGAACAAGCAGAGAAGTACGGGTGGCTTGCAGTCGAGTGCATCAAGGCGGCTGGTCTTTCATTTGACCTCAGGTGTCCTCTCGACGGAGAATACAAGGTCGGACAAACGTGGTCGGAGACACACTGATGGAGATAGCAATGAATTACAAAAGAGGTGAGGGTAAGTACTACAAAGACAATCCTGAGTCTGTTTGGAAGCGTGACCAGACTAAAATGTTTGTAAACGGAAAGTACATATCTAAGTCTCACCCGCTACACAAACCCGGACGCTACAAGACGTTTACTGACGCAGCTTTTGACAGTCTAGCGAAGTACGAACTGAGTCGTGAGGGACAGGTGTACATCATAACCAATCCTAACTTCCCTGAGTGGGTCAAGGTGGGCATGGCTGTGGACTCAGAGGACAGACTCAACGGGTATCAAACGTCGTCACCGTTCAGGGACTACGCATTGTTTACCTGCTGGTCTGTGGTTGACCGACGCTCTGCTGAGTCAGAGGCACACAGTCTGCTAGAGAAAACGTATGGACGTAAGGGTGAGTGGTTCAACTGCACACCAGAGCAAGCCAGAGACTCTATCTCTGAACTAATGGAGCAACATAAATGAAAAGTATTTATTCACTGGTAGACGACATCTACGCCGTGGTTGCTTCCAAGGAAGTGCCAGAGGACGTAGACCTCTACGAAGAGATAGAAAACTTTGGAGAAGGCTGCAAACGCCTGATGACCAAGCTGTTCACAGAGCAACGTGACGGGCGCAAGCTACGAATGTCTAACATCGGGCGCGACGACAGGTATCTTTGGAACGTGGTGAATAACTCTGATGTGCAAGAGGAGATGACACCTAACACGCATGTCAAGTTTATGTACGGGCATCTGATTGAAGAGATGCTTTTATTCTTAACCAAAATATCAGGACACGAGGTGACTGATGAACAAAAACAGTGTGAGGTTTCGGGCATTATCGGTCATATGGACTGCAAAATTGATGGTGTTGTCACTGATGTTAAAAGCACTTCCACTTTTGGGTTTAAAAAATTCAAAGACGGAAGTTTGGCTTATGATGACCCGTTTGGGTACGTTGCTCAAATTAAAGGGTACGCACACGCCGAAGGTGAAACATCGTTTGGTTGGTTAGCGATGGATAAACAGAACGGACACCTGACGTACCTCATGTACGACTCTGCAGACACGCAGGCTCCGGTGTACGACAAGATAAGCTACGACATAGAGGAGCGCATAGAGCACATAAAAAAGCTCGTAGAGCAACCAGAGTGGCCTCAGGTTTGTCACGAGACCGTACCAGACGGCAAAAGTGGAAATCAAAAGCTCGCCGTTGGTTGTTCTTACTGTCCCTACAAGTTTACCTGCTGGCCCGAAGTAAGAACATTCCTGTACTCAAGTGGTCCAAGATATTTAACAGAGGTGTTCAATGAGCCGAAGGTCACGGAAATCCAAGCACAGTAAATTTAGGTCGGGGTTTGAAGAAGATGTTGCAAAGCAGTTACAACCATTTGGTTTTAGTTACGAACCGTTCCAAGTCCCGTACATTATCCCACGAAAGTACACACCAGACTTTGTGTACGAAAGAAAAGACAAAACCTACCTCATTGAGTGCAAAGGATACTTTCGTGCAGGAGACACGCAGAAGTATAAAGCGATCTCTAAGTCACTACCGTGGACGCAAGAACTCATATTTGTGTTAATGAAGCCTAATCAGAAAGTGAGTAAAAGTACCAAACTTACTATGGCTGAGTGGTGTGACAAACACAATATTCTATGGTATAATATAGATACACTTAAGGAGTTGGTTGATTATGTCTCTGACACTAGAAGAAATTAAGGAGCGTCTGTTGCGGTTGTACGACCCTGACGATCTTCTGGAAGCACTACAAATCTCTTCTGAGGAACTACTGGATAGATTTGAGGATAAACTCATACGCAAACTCGACGAATTTCAAGAGGAGCTAGAGGAAGAATATGCCGAATGAATGGAACATGACTGAAGACGACTGTGCAAAGTTTGAAAAAGACTGTGAGAAGCTACGTAAGAACTGTCAGGAAAGCAGGTCCATAGACGACATTACTACAGAGGAGTGGGACAGGATGTCTAAGACATTCACAGGAAAACTGTACCACCCTCAGGACAAGCACGATCCTGTGGCACAACCAGATCACTACAACAAGGGAGCTATTGAGGCCATTGAAGCAATCAAGGCGTCTATGCACCCACAAGAATACAAGGGATACCTCAAGGGTAACTGTCTGAAGTACCTGTGGCGTTACGAGTACAAGAACGGCGTAGAGGATCTACGGAAGGCTCGTGTCTACCTAGAGTGGTTAATCAAGGAGGTTGCCTTGTGAAGATCATAGAAGGTAAGTTTGGGACAAAGACAGAAGAAAAGGAGATAACAACGGCTGAGTTTCTGACTGCGTTTGCAGCTAAGGCTCAGATACAGGAGACTGAAGGTAACAAACCTAAGGTGGTAGTGGTAATGTACGAGGACGGTCAGATGTTTGAAGTAGCGTCCAACGAACAGTACCCTGATGGGGTGTACATGCTACTACAGTTAGCAGCACAAGCAATCATTAACGAAACGCTAGGAGTAACAGAATAGATGGACGCATATCAACAGTACATACACAAGTCACGGTACGCTAGGTACTTGCCAGAGGAGCAACGCCGGGAGACTTGGGAAGAAACAGTAAACAGGTACATCAACTTTTGGGTAGACCGTGGACACCTCAACGACTTTGACGTATCAGAGATATTCAAGGCAGTCCATGACCTAGACGTAATGCCCAGCATGAGGGCGCTGATGACTGCAGGAGACGCACTGGAGCGTGACAACGTAGCAGGGTTTAACTGTAGCTACCTACCCATAGACCACCCTAAGGCGTTTGACGAACTCATGTACGTACTCCTGTGTGGTACAGGCGTTGGCTTCAGTGTCGAGCGTCAGTACATACAGAAGTTACCGGAAGTTGCGGAGGAGTTTCATGCAACCGATACAGTTATTAATGTTGCGGATTCAAAGATCGGATGGGCGAAATCGTTTAGGGAACTGGTATCACTGTTGTATACAGGTCAAGTTCCCCAATGGGACATTAGTAGAGTACGACCTGCAGGTGCCGCACTCAAGACTTTCGGAGGTCGTGCAAGTGGTCCAGAACCTCTCGTTGATCTCTTCAAGTTTACAGTTGAACTCTTTAAGACAGCATCTGGACGAAAACTTAGCTCCATTGAATGCCACGATCTTTGCTGTAAGATTGCTCAAATCGTCGTCGTCGGAGGAGTCAGGAGAAGCGCCCTGATCTCACTGTCCAACCTAACGGACGACAGGCTCCGGAGATGCAAGCATGGACAGTGGTACATAGATGAACCCCAGCGTGGTCTGGCGAATAACTCAGCGTGTTACACAGAGAAGCCAGACTTTGAAGCCTTTCTCAACGAGTGGACTAGCTTATATGAATCTAAATCTGGCGAACGAGGTGTCTTTAGCAGAGTGGCAAGTCAAAAGCAAGCTGCAAAAAATGAACGTAGAGATGCTACCTACGATTTTGGAACTAATCCATGCAGCGAAATCATCCTCAGACCCTACCAGTTCTGCAATCTTTCAGAGGTTGTTGTTAGGCCACAGGATACACTCGCAAGTCTCAAACGAAAAGTTAGGGTTGCAACTATCCTTGGGACTCTTCAGGCCACCCTCACCAACTTCCGATATCTCAGAAATATTTGGAAACTAAACACACAGGAAGAGGCACTGCTAGGTGTATCCTTGACAGGCATCATGGACCATCCAATGCTGTCAGGTAGAGGAGACAAGGCCAAGCTGAAGAAGTGGCTTACGGAGATGAGGGAGGAAGCAATTGAAGTTAACAAGCAGTGGGCAGAGAAACTGGGTATCAACGCTTCTACCGCTATTACTGCGGTCAAGCCTAGCGGCACTGTTAGTCAGTTGGTCGATAGCGCTAGTGGTATCCATCCTCGTTATAGTGCACAATACATACGCAGAGTACGTGCAGATGCTAGAGATCCACTTTGTAGCGTCCTAGAGGCCGCAGGAGTGCCTGTGGAGGACGATGCGATGTCACCCAGTACTAGGGTATTCTCCTTCCCTATTGCGTCTCCTGAGGGCGCTGTGACAGCCTCAGACATGGGTGCTATGGAGCAGTTGGATCTGTGGGAGATATATCAGGACTACTGGTGTGAGCACAAGCCGTCCATGACTTGCTACTACAGGGACAACGAGTTTCTGGAGGTGGGACAGTGGCTGTACAACAAGTTTGATAAGGTCA